TTAGTAACTTGAACCGTAGCGATATTTTTTCCGCCAGCCATAGCTACCAAATCAAATGTATTGGGATTATCCGTAGGACGAGCATACAATATGTAATTATTAAGTCTGCTATCTTTATCTTTATTCAAGAAACCAGCTCTTGACAAAAGCAGACTCTCTAATTTAGCATGCATACGCCTATCTTCTTTAGAGGCATTGGTAGAATTAGAGAACGACCATGATCTTGGAGCAAACTCGTCATATCTTCTTTCATAGACCATTTTAGAATCCTGAATAGCCTTAGCTATATTACGACCTATATTAGATGAAGACCATTCTCTTCTAAGCGTAGGACCGTCAGCTCTAGACATATTCTTACCTAAGATCTTGATCATTTTATCCCTACTAGTCATATCGACATTATCGCTATTCATTACCGGATTGTCTACACGACTATAAGTTTTAGCTATATCATTTATATCCTCCAGAGTGAAATTTTCTCCTGAATATCTATTTAACAAATTTATATAAGATCTCATCAGCTCCGTATTAGCTATAGATCTATCCGCATAGTTGATGTTCTCGCTTATCAATCCAGCTATAGCGGAAACCTTTAAAGCATCTTCTGGTGAATACTCTTCCCCTCCAATAATAGCTCCATTCTTACCAACATCCCTCGCATTAACCATACCATTGTCAGTATATGTATCAATACCTCCAGTAACATAGTCCTGATCCCTTACAGCATCATTAAGGATATTTTCCGTAGCGACATCAAAGGCATTTGTAAGATAATCAACTTCCTCATCCATGATCTTACCATACCTATTCCTATTATCATTCGCTGCCATAAGAGCCTCATATTTATTCACCATATTTGGGGTTGATGATAATACAGAACTTGACGCACCGCCATTATTAGTGATCCATGCCATAATATTCTCGCTATTAACACCACCATGATATATAGAAGGATTGTTTTGTATATCGTTCTCTATGCCTCGTAGATCAACAGGATTTATGGATGATATTAAATCCTTCTCACCTGTCGATATATTATTCTCATTCTGAATATATTGATTGTCAAATATATTCTCAGGAGTAACATTAGACTGAACCTTTTCCAGCTCAATCATAACACCTGTAGGGATATTAGAGCTATTACCAGCTTCCTTGGACATTACTTCCCTAAGCTTAAGATTCTGATCTATCTCCTTTGATTTCTGCCTCCACGAGAACTCTCTCTCCTTGAAATCAAGATCTCTCATCTTAAAGTAATAATCATCAGCGATGTAGTTCTCAGATGAATTGTTATACGACCATCTAGCGGATACACCATCAAGAAATTCATTACGTACAATAAACTCCCCCGCTCTAGCCGGGTTCATATTATTGCCAATAAAGAAAGTAGCCTCCTCCACTAACGCACGGCGCTGTTCCCGGACCTCCTGTAGTGACGCCTCAATAGCCGCCTTAGCGGAAGGGCTGGCCTCGGCCCCTTTGAGTTTGGCTAAGAGTGCGCTCTCCTCAGCGTCAAAACCGGAAACATATTTATTAACGAACTGATCAGTAGTCATGCCACTAAACATACCGGGATTAGTGGCAGCCAAATACTGACCCTCTATCTGCATCTGAGCCTTAGCGTTCTGGGATATAGATCTAGCGGCTATCGCTCTAATCTGAGATCGACTCATCTCATCAACAGTAATATCTCTCATCCTACCAGTAGGCTTGCCATCCACTACCTCAGGAACAGAAAACTTCTTTCCCTTATTAAGACTGACGAAATCCTTCATCATCTTATTCATCTCCTCATTGTAATCCGTATAAGGAGTGTAATGAATAGGATTCATCCTTGTACCAACCTGACCATCATTAACCCATTCATAAAACGGCATTAAGGCCACAGCCTCATTTATGGCACTATATTGCTTAGGATTATTAAGCTTCATATCTTCGATCTTCTGAGAGAAAGACCTATACTCCCTAGTACCGGCGATAGCGTTCAATACACGGGTATCTAAAGCCTCTCCAAGACGGGCTTGTATGCTTCTAGCTATACCATCAGAAGCTAGATTGGATTTACGATACACGTTATTCACGTCCTGTATCAGCCCATTTAACCTATTCTGAAGATATTCCCTATCCTGAGGTTTTATAATGTCAGAATTGATAATATAATCAGCATACTCGTTTATAGCCTGCCGATTGGTATCTATCTTCTGCTGCATGTATCCCATACCCTGCATCATGACATCCATGTTGTAGGGTGATACGTACTTGCCGTAATTCCTTAATATACTATATTGTGAAGCCATCCTTTATCCTTTCTTGCCTTTAGTTACTTCCTGAGCAGGATATAATATCCTGTAACTTAATATATCTCCTTGAGGATCAGCGATTAATTGTCCATTTGGACCAATCTTTGCATCCCCAAATATAGATCTTAATGTATTCATGGTCGTAGCCGTATTCCACTTCTGCTGGATCTCGTCATTTACGCTATCGAAATACCTAGCCCAGTTCTCGTCATTTATAGCCAATCCCTGCAATATCCGTTGCTGGTAAGCTTGACGTTGGGCTATATTCTTATCATACGTATCAGCCCAAGTACGGGCGTTTACATTATCAGCCCAAGCCCTTTGAGCCACGTTCCCTTGTTCTACCTCATTAATGTATCTACCTATATTGGAACTCATGATAGCCTGTAAGTTGGATGATAAAGCCCCTCTCTGGGAATCCGGGACATTACCCATCTGATCCAATTGTGATTGGAAAGCACGATTGGTCTCAACCATATACTGATCAGCCGATCTCAACACCGGATCCACGGTAGGAGCGTAATGCCTTTCCAGACCTTCCGTTGTCACGGCTCCCGGGGTCATCCTAAATACCTCGGGGAAGTCAAGACCGCCACCCACTATATTCCTGCCTCCATTGCCGCTGTTCGACTTACCGGCATTTGTATCGGTCTTAGGGAGTGTATTGGGATCAATCAGCTCAGGCATATCCAGTTTAACATCAGGTTCCTCCACATCACCTATATCCATAGGACCTGGAGCCACCTTATGAGGGTCAAGTATAAAATCAAGACCTTCCATTCCTTTCATGGATCTCAATGCCTGCATCTTAAGCATATCCTCGCCAAGTATCTTATTAACGACATCCTTGTTCTTGTCAGAGAATAGTTGGCTAAAATGGGTGATACCAGCATCGTTAAGAGCCTTATGCTGTTCCTCTGTAACAACGTCTAGACCGATCATAGGGCGAGATGTGGTAAACAAACCTAATTTATTGTCTCTCATCCTATCATGATATGCGGCTTTCTTGTCTTCCGGGTAATTACCTTGACTATCCTCACCGCCAAAGGAAACGAGCGTCGTGTAATCCCGAAGCGCCTCGGCGTTGGCGATGATCGGGTTCTCAGCCGTAGCCAAGCCCATCCAGCTACTTGTCTGACCGTAGATAGCGTCTTGCAACGCCCTAGCCCTAGCGCCCTCTGAAGCTCCCATATAAGCATCGTAAGCGACCGGATTGAATGTCTTATAATAATTCAACCTCTCATCCGTATTAACACCTCCATAAGAGCCATCAGTTCCTTGGCGTTGATAACCGAAATAGTTAGGATCATTGTTGAACCTATTCTCGATCGGGCGGAAAGTTAATTTACGACCGAACAAAGACGTGCCTCCTATCTCCATCTTCTGGCGAATACCAGCCACTTTCTTAAGCAGCTCTTTCTTAGCCTCAGCTACATCCTCCTCCGTAAGACCGTATTCTTTCATGGATCTGGATATGATGTTATCTATTTCACCACCCTTAGCGAAATACGTATCCTCATCCTTCTTCATCTTCCGGTCTTCCTGCTCCTTGTATATAACGTTAGCGAAGTCCGTAAATCTTCCCTCTAATCCATTAACGATATCGTTGCTATCATTTATAGCCTTGGATAATACGGAGGCGTTCAAACGCCTTGTATTCTCATCATCTATCTTATTATTTTTCTCCAGCTTCTCCAATGCCTTCTTCTGGTCATCGTAAGCCGATTTAAGACCGATCTTAGCCTTATACCTGTCCATTAACGTAGCATACGTATCCTTAGGCGTGGCTTTGATCCCATACGTATCTCTGATGTATTTAGCGAAATCCGGCTCTATGGTTGTGTCGTCGGTAATAACCTTCGTTCCCTGCTCCAAGGAAACGGGGGTTCCATCATCGGCGTGCTTCTGCCCCATAGCCTCCATCGGCGCCTCTCCGGGCTGCGTCACGTACTCACCCTTCTCGACCTCTACGTTGGCTTGATCTTCCATCGACTTAGGTAACGGATACAGGTACTCACCGGTAAGGCTTCCGCTATCGAACCTATTATTAGGCCCTAGATAAACACCCCCACCATCCTTGTACTGCATCTGGGATTGCCTTCTTTGCCTAGCCTCACGATCTTGAGCCAACCTGATATTAGTACGAGTACCTTTCTCTGACGCTATCCCAGAAACCACGTTACGAGCCAACCCCATGATACCACTAATTCCTGAGGCTATGGTGGTTATCGTATTAGCTGTTTTAGCCCCAGTGGATAAATCACCATATCCCTCGCTTCTCATACGCCCTATACCACGACCCATCTGAGTGAATCTAGACCCTATATCATCAGCGCCATAGTAGGGGATGGTGGTAAAATCAAAAACATCCGTCTCGCCTGAACCGGTCTTAGACTTATCAACATCGTTAACAGTTATGTTATTAAGCGTAATACCATTGTCCTGATAATTCTCAGCTATACGCTGTAAACTACCCTTGAAGCTAGCCGGAAACACACTATCCTGATCAAAAGCATTAGCGTATTTAGTCCTCAACTGATCTGGAGTGTCCAAAGAATATATCCCTAGCGGATTGACCGGCGCGGGTAATCCTTGGTTGGTATTCACCAAAGGTTCTATACCTAACCCTTGTATACCGTCCATATTACCAAGCATATACGACCCGACTTCCCCGGCCTCTTGATATTTAGGTATCTTCCTCTTGATTACATACTTGCTCATATCAAATTAATTTCGTTCTGACACAAAGATAGTTTAAAAAAATAGAGACTCATCATTTCACAACGATGAGTCTTTTTAATATCAATCTTTTAAACACGTTATAGGATTACTCCACTTCTTTTTCCACTCATGACCAAGATAATCTATAAGTTTATCATAAGTATCTATAAAGCCACCATCTATAACCCCGGTGATAACATTCTCTACAGCTACTATGTCGTTTAACTGATTCTTTGTAGCCGTATTCCTTATCCCACTCTCATGCTTGTTAAAGACGATAAAATTAATAGCCTTAGCTACCCTTGATATCTTATCAGACAACTGGCTCTTGTCGCTAACCAACCTGGCGACGGCCGAACTCATCTTGATAT